TATGTAAACATCACCACCTTCAGAAACAACAGCAATTAATTGATCTAATTTTTGTTCTATAGCTTTCATAGAACCCTCATCTTTTGTTGCTGTTTTATCCTCATTTGTACCCCCACCTCCAAATATAGAACTTAAACCTTCTGAAACAGTACCTAATGCTGTTAAAGCACCAATTATTGGTAAAGCCAATAACCCAGTACCAGCTATTCCTGCTAACCCTACTGATATAGCCCCTAAACCAGCTGCTACTCCAAATAGTTGTGGAGCAACTCCAGCTAGCCCTTGTAAACTAGTTACTAAACCTTCAACATTAGCTGCTGCCATTCTTTCAAATCCTATTGATAGAGGTATCATTGCTAATCCTAAAGTTGAGATAGCAAATGAACCTGCAATAATTAATGGGGATGCAAACCCTAAACTAGCAGCGGCTGATGCTAATACTCCTAAACCAGCAGCTACACCATATAATAGTGGTATAGTTGATGTCATAGAAATTAAACTCCCACTTAATGCTTCAAGTCCAGGACCTGCTTCGGCTATAGATTCTATTAGTGGGGTTAAAGCATATGATAGAGCCCATATACCTAAAGCTGCAAATGGTAAGAATGGTAATGTAACAACCATAGCCATTACACCTGCAGCTAAAGATACAAGTCCAAGTCCTACTAAAGGCAAGGCTGCTGCTTTTTCGAAAGTAATAGCTCCTAAGAACATTGTAAATCCTTCGGCAATAGCTGTTATAATTGGAGGTAAGGACTGAAGAGCACCTATAATAATATTACCTAAAGCCTCAATTACAAATGAAAAAGCATAAATAGCAGGGGAAGCCATTAATAAAGCTGCACCAATAGCTAAAATAACTGGGATTGCTGGAGCTGCAGCAGCACCAAATGCTCCTAGACCAGCACCCGCGGCTGCCATACCCCCACCTGCAGCTGCACCGGTTGTACCTAATGTTGTTTGAGATGCTGCTAGACCAGCATTAGCTGTAGTTTGTGCTACCGTGGCTCCAACTCCAGCCCAGGTTCTAATAGTATCTACTAATTTAGCTGCTCCTAATGCTAAATATCTGCCTATGGCAGTATTCATTAAGGTATTTCTAACTACCATGTACCCGTTAATAATAGCATCTTGTGCTGCTTTAGCTTTACTCAAAACAAAATCTTTTGTTTTAACCATAAACTCACTATTCATTAAAGTAATAGTGGCTCCTTTGATAACATTTAATGCTTTAGATGCAATATTTTGTAATTTGGTTAGATTTAAACTTTTAACTTGAGTAAGTACATATTTTCCTACAGCTGGTATTAATTTATTAATGTAAACAGCAGCTAAAGTAGCCATAGTAGTGTATAATACAAAACTGTTAGATAATAAACTAGAAATAACACTTAAAATAGGGGCTACAGCTTGAGCCATTTTTTGTAGTGATTCTGTAATTTGTTGTTGGGTTGTTAGGCGTTTAGCTTCGTCTAATGAAATATTAGCTGCTTTGGCAGCTTGTTCTGTTGAAAGTCCTGATTGAATTTTTTGTTGGAGAATCATTTGAGCCATGTCCTCTCTAGACATGCCTAAAGATTCAGCTAAGGCTTTTTGTTGGATAACATTACCTTTAGCAAATGCTTGATTTAATTCTTGGTTTTTACCAATTTCTTCAGCAACACCAGCAATATCACCAGCTAATGCTAATTCTCTTGCTTTTTCTAAGTTAAGTTGGGTACCTGTAAGCAATTCTGCTTCCATTTCCTTTTGAATAGAAGATTCAAAATTCAATAAACTTTCAGAAATTTTTTCTACCTGGGCCATAGAAAGACCTAACTTAGCAGCTGCTAAAGCTGCATCTTGGATTTTTTTAGGATTATTACCTAATGATACTGATGTAGCGGCTGATACATTAGCTACATCACTCATAATATCCCCAAAATTAAGGGCAACACCATTTTGTTGAACAAAGTTTTTAAATCCTTTTTCAATTTGTTTCGCGTTTTCCTTTAAATTTGTACCTGAAATTTGGGATAATTGAGCTAGTTTAGCTGCTTCAGCTCCAGCCATACCCATCTGTTCAACCAATTCAGTTACAGTTGTAACAGTTTCAGGTGGGAATACTACATTAGCATTTACTCCTAACTCTTTAGAAAGAGTAACCATACCCTTAAGGTATTGGGATGTAGTAGTTAAACTACCATTTATACCTCTAAAGGCATCAGCATTTTGACCTGTTAATCTCCTAAAGTTTTGTTGTTCTTTTTCAACCTCGTTAAACCCATGCATTATAGCACCAAATACTACTGATGGGTCTGTTAAGAAACTTCCTAAATTATTAAATGCTGATTTTAAACCAACACCTAAAGCAGCAGTTCTACTAATTACTTGAGCTTCTCTACCTTCAAGTTCAGCTAGTTCATCTTCAGCTCTTTGAGCTTCTTCAGTGAACTTTTTCATATCAGCAGCAACCTTATCAAGGTTAAAGGCTTTACCAAATTTACCTGCTACTTCTGATAGACCAGCTATAATGTTTCCAGCTACACCCATAGCTGAGTTTATTCTTTGTTGGGTTGCTTCTTCTTTCTCACTAGCTGCAAGGTTTTCTTGGGCTGATTCAATTAATTGGTTTGCTAATGCTAAACGTTGAGCTTCATTTGATGCTCCTTCTAACTGTTTAGCAACTTGATTTTCTATATTACTAAGAATACCTTCTTCTCTTGCTAGTCGTGATAGTTGTTCTGCAGTAGCATTACCTTCTTGAGCACCAATTTGAGCTTTAAGTTCATCTATTTTAGATAGTTGAGCTTGTTGGGCTTTAACAGCACCAGCAATTTTATCAGCTCGTTTTATTTCTTCATCACTTAGAGTTTTAGAAAGAATACTTTGTTCTCTTTTAGCGGCCTCAATTTGTTTTTCTTCTATTGTTATTTGTTTAGCAAGTGAACCTTGTTGACCTAAAATAACTTTATTTTCTTGAGCTGATTTGGTTATATCTCTAGAAACTTGTAATAAAGCTCTATCTCCTTCAGTTTGTCTTGAACGTATTCCTAACTGGTCTTTTAATTCTTCAGTTAAGCTTCGAGTTTGATCTGTAAGGTCTGCTGATGCTTGGGTGGAATTTCTGATAGCCTGTTCAATAGCATTAAAAGTTTCATTTAACCTTTCAGCGTTTTGATTAGCATTATTTAAATCCATTAGATATTTTTGTTATAAATATTAGAAGGCGTCACTTTTTGGACGCCTTCGTAGTATAAGTGGGGGATTTTTTTGCATTTTGGAAATGTTCGGGTGCTTCGATTTTACCATCTGAATTAACCACGGTTGTCCCACCTCTAGATTTACCCTGGGCTTTTTTCATTTGATCAGCCTCTTTCTGATAATATTCCCTCATTTTATTGAAGGTAAAGTTCCTTAACCAAATAGGCATGTTGTAGATAGTATCGTAATCATAGCCGCCATTACCGTGAAATACTATCTCATGTATTTGACTAAATAGTGAAACTCTATACTGTGGCGTCAGGCCAAAAAAACGTGACCCCAATGGGTAAGTCAATGGCCTCCATTCCACCATTTACTTCTACCATTACATTTAAATCAACATCAGGTTGGATTTGTTTTATGTGTTGACGGAATGCTCTAGCGTCTGTAGCCAAGAAATAGTTGTCTACAAATTCACGAACTGTTTTTTTACTATCGTCTCCGTTTACTGAAAGGATCATATGTTTCATACGTGTAGAAACAGCTGGATCAGCATTTTTATTAATTTTCTTTAAACCTTTAATTTCAGCATCAATCGCCATTTCATCTTTATGTGTTAAGAGTTTAAATGTGATTGGGGTATCTGATGTAGGAAGTGTATAAGAAAATTCATTAATGCCTTTAGTAATAGAAGCTTCGTCAAATGGTCTATTTTCTAAAGTAGATAAATCAACACTTACGGGTTCACCTTTATATTCAAATTCATAATCTTTACCATAACCCAAAACACGAGCCGCAATCATAATTGCATTTTTATCACCTACAATAAGTTCATTATAGTCAATTTTAGATACAATCAAAGATTTTAATAGCTTATCGATTACGGTACCATTTTGAATGTAAGACTGGTTTGAAAGAATATCTTCTTCTTTAGCAGTCATATACTTCATTTCAATAGTACCAGATGATAGAGGGTTATCTTCGGGATAAATTAAACCTTTAGAGGGTAACTCAATTGTTTCGGTTGGAAATTTGAATTTACTTTCTTCCATAATTTTTATTTAGTTATAACTTAAAATACGTGTATACATATTCATGATACAAAAGAGCTTGACCGTAGCCAAGCTCTCTTGAAAAATATTTGACAGAATTTTATTAGAAATTCAAGACTGCATAATCCATTCCAATAGTCATGCTGATAGATTGGGCTTCACCATCACTACCCCAACTAAAACCATCAAACGCTGCATCTTTAATGTATGCACCTTTAATAATCCATTCAGAAACTACATCACCTACAGGACCTAATACGTTAATAGTTAAGTCTTTCTTATAGAAATCACTATAACCATCTCTACCAGTTACTGATTCGTGGTGTAAACGTACCCATTCCATAGTTGCTTGAGCACCTGAAGGAGTGATTGGGTCATAAAGTTTCATAGTTAAATCTGACCATTT